ATCATTAGCTGAACTGCTTGATATAGTCATTACTGTGGCTGATGCGGGATAAGCGTATAAACCGCCTTGTTCCCAAATGGTTTCCTTTGTGGACCCAACAACAGAATTATAACCAAACTTAAAAATAGTCTTATGGAAAGATATTTGCTCACGAGCAACTTGAAGCTCAAACGGCTCCGAAGTCCCTATTCTTGATATGGAACTAACTTCACGAGTCATTTGAACTGAACCTTAATATTCCTTACGCAAATAAAGAATAATTGTGTACGTATCGTTTGCTGTTGCTCCAACCGTGGTGAATTGAACATCGCCAGTTTTACCTGAACCAGCGTTGTTAGTAAGACCGCCAAAAATAGTGTAATCGTGATTACCACTTTGGTTCTCGCCTAGTTCAATACAGAATTGGTCTGAGGTTGCGTCCCAAAGGATTTGAACCTTCATCCCAATGCACTGCCACCAAAGACGCTCAATGACGACACCTGTACAAGTGTCGCCATCAGCGCTAGCGCTAAGAGCAGATACGTCAACTTTGGTAACAGCAGATTCACCTGTGCCATCAGAGATGTTGGTGAACTTCATTACCGCAGTTTTTGGACCATCTATAATGGTCTGGCTAGTTACTGCATCTGCCATTTAAGCCTCCATTAGGCGTTGTTGATGTTCTGGATATAATCAACGGTTACATAACCGGCCCCGGACGTTCCCGCAGAAAAATCTATGAAAATAGGTAAATCAGCAGTTCCGATATCAACCCAGGTATCTGCGTCGGTGATTGTTCCGCCAGAACCAAACTTAATTACGTTCGCTGACGTTCCCGCAGCAAGAGCGGTAAATAGTTCTGTAGAAGTAGAACTTGTTCCCATGCTGATGTTTGCGGCGTCACAAGCAGTGGTGATGTAGATGGAGATCTCTGTGATTTGACTGTTTGCAGGAATTACGATCCCGGTGTCCGCAGCCGTGGTGGACTGTGTCCATGAGGCTGTTTGTGCCATCTTTACGAAACCTACGTTTTTAACGTCTGTTCCAACAGTTGATCCAGTTGTGTTTGATATTGTGCCTGCTTTAATAGGCCCAGAAAAAGTAGTAGTACCCATATGTACCTCCTGTCGTGGGTAGTGTCGGCATACGATACGCCGTCAGAAGAGATTATACTATAAACTAAAATAAAAAGGGCGGCAAGAGCCGCCCTTTCCATGAACAAGTACTTTAAACGCTTATGCGCCCGCAGTACCAAATACGCAACGCCAGTCAGAGACGCCGAAGCTGTAACGCTCACGGGCCTTGAACCGCATGTTGCCGGTGTCAAAGTCACCTTCCATCGCCGTCTTGATAGGCGCACGATTGAAGTATTTGAAACCGTTTGGTGCGTCGGTTTTGATGAAGTAAGCGTCCGTGTCGGTGAGGAAGTGGTTAACCACCGCACCTTCTGGAAGCATACCCATGCTTCGCATGGCGTTCGTGTCATTGTCAGCCGTTGCTGGCCGCAGGTTTGAGTTAAGAACTCTTTCTGCAATGAACTGAAGTTCCTTCGGAATAATCAGTTTCTGACCACGAATAGCCACTTTAAGACCACGCTCGTCGGTGATACCAGCAATATCAATCAACATCTGCTCAAGAGAAGTCTCGTTGAGGTCAGCGGCTGTTGAAAGCTGGTTTCTTTGGTTACCAGACAGAGAGGGGTGAGCCGAAGAACAAAGAGCCGCACCATCCCCAATTGGGAAGCTGGTGTCGAACGCATTGTTAAGAACGGCAGCCGCCTTAATCTGCTTGGTTTGAGCCATTGAGCGAGCAAGGGCTTTAGTGTACCGAGAAGCCAACCGATCATAGAGGTTATCTTCAATAGCCTCTTCTGTGATCGAGAACGCAAGAGCAATCGTCTCATGCGTATACCGAGCGGTGTATGTCTCTTGGGCATCGTCAAAGGAGATTGTGCCCCCTTCGCTTTTTACAGGTGCCGTTGAGAAACCACCCAGCATGACCTCCTCTTCAAATGCTCTGTCCGAGGACTCTTCTTCGAAGATTTCGGTATGCTCATTTTCGTAGCGATCATACTCAAGACCGAACAGTGCATTAAGTCCGGGTTCAAGCTCTTTCGCTAGCTGTGCGCGAGAAATAGCCATAGTCTATCCCCTCCTTATATGCCAGTGCTGTTCGCAGTTGTCTGAGAATCAGACGAACTACAAGGAGCATTGTGGTGGAAGTTAAACCGTACCACAAAGTTTACGCCCGCAGCGTCATAGTCGAGGTTGGCCACATCCGTGGTCAATCCAACAATACGCATGAAAAGCGTAGCCGTGGTAGCGGCTGTTGAAATGTCAAGCTGTGCAGTTGAACGACCATTGTCAGTTGAACCTGACGTGGCTGTTGCAAGCGAACAGTTTGCAAATATGTCCGCAATCGCTGTTGCACGGTCTGTAACAGACTCGTCAGCAGCAATCATGAACAATTGGTTTGGGTTGTCAGCAACCAAAGCTTTGACAGGGAAGTTTGTGTCAACGCTTACGTTGTTGGAACCAGGCCAATAGTTTTTGAAGACTGTCTTCTTTGAAGAACTGTCTACATATTCTACGCCCATAAAGACCCCAAGGGCTGGAACCGTACCACCGTTTGCTGCTCCAACGATATCAATGAAACCAGTAGACAACGGAATAACCGGGGAATACTGATAGATTGCATTGGTGTTGTTTGTAGCAATCTCATATTGAGTCACACCAGTGGTATTGGCTCCCGCGCCGTTGAGACCGATAGGACGAAGACCAAAAGATGTATCTTGGTTAGCCATCTCTTATCCTTCTCTCAATGTTGGTGGCCTATTTATTAGGGTTTCCACCAAAGGTTACACGGGATTGACGATCAGCATTGCTGATCCTCATGGTTGAGTGTGCGTTCTCTCTCATCAAATCAGAATCCACAGCGGTCATCTGTTCAGAGCTTCTTTGTTTGAAGTATTCTGTTCTTTCTTCCACTGTCTCTTCTGGTATCCTAGCGAGAACTAATCCACCTATACCGAAAACACCTTCGTATTTACCCGTTTCAACAACCGGCGCTTCAAAGTCTGGATACTCGTCCCTACGGACAAGCTCCCATCCTTCTCTAAGCCGAGCGCTGATATTTTTTGTGTCATCGAAGCCTCGGGTCTCTGCCCTAATCCAACGATGCACGAACCCATCTGGCGCGGGCGGTGCTTCTAACATAGACGGGGGTGCCCACGGCCTACGCCTGGCCGTTTTTTCCCTTGTTTTACTTGCGCGAGGTGTACGATTGATGCCACCCTCGACTGTGTCTTGTTGTGTCATAATCAACCTTCCTTCACGTATTTAGCGTATTCTTCGACAGGAACTCCTAACTTCTTGGCCATCGCCACTTGTCGCGAGGAGAGCCTGACTTTTTTCCCACTGCTGCGCCCAGAATTTCCGCGGCTAACGGAAGCAACCGTCTGTGCGGGCCGTTTGCTTCCACCGTTTTTAGCAAGCTTATGGGGAAACTCTTTCACCATACGCTCGTCTAACTCATTATAATAATCATCCGAAGAGGGGTCAAATCCTTCTTCTTCGACCAATTTCTTGTGAATACCGAAAGCCGCGTAGGTCATAGCCTCATCGCTGCCAAACCAATCGTTCTTTTGTGCCCATGTCTGAGCTTTAGGATCGATTTGAGGCGCTTGAGGACGTGCCTGTTGCTGTTGGGCCTGTTGTTGCCGCAACGCTTGCTGTTGCTGCTCCCATTGGGCCTGTTGGCTTTTGGCCTGATTAACACGGTCACTTTGAATAGCCAGATGAGTAATCTTCTTCTGTGCCTCAACCGCTGCTTCTGTGTCACCAATCTCCATGGCCGCTTTTAAATCACGTTCAGCGGATTGAAGTTCACTGGTTACTCGTGCGGTAGACTCATTAAGATAGCCTTGGTCCATAGCAGATAGCCTTGTTTTAAGGTTATCCGCCTCTTCTTGTACCTTTTTAGCATAAGCTAAAGCTTCTTGTTCATTCCTCTCCGCATCACGCATCTTGCGCGTAAGGCGGTTAATTCTTTTCTGAACAGAGTTTTCAGCTTTATCAAAGTTATCGTCTGTTTGAGAAGATGCTTCAACTTCTTCTGTCTGGTCCTGGTCCTGGTCCTCAGAATCAGGTAGTTCTACCTCAACATCCATCTCTTGTTCTAGTTCTTCGTCTGCCATTGTAATCTCCTAGAAATGCAGAATGTCTTCTGGTTCAAGAATACGAGATAAGACTTCGTCATCGTTAAGGATGCGAACCTCTCCCCCATCTATCCGGAACCGAGAACCGGCGTATCGGGCAAACATCACCCAATCACCTTTCTTGCACCACGGACCTTCCGGAAACTTTTCCTTGTCCTTGTATGCTAGTTCTCCAACCTTGAGTACATACCCCACCTGAGTAGACACCGTCTGTTCTTCAACGATCTGGTCAGGTAAATATATACCACCTTCTGTCTTACCTTTACCGCGATAAGGCAAGATTAAGAGACGCCAACCCGTAGGGTCTGGCATACGCTCTAATAGAGATTTACCAATGGTCTCTGGATCAAGGACTTTGTCTGTGGCGTCCTTGTAGGCCTCTGTAAGGGATGCGGCCCCTTTTTTTGCTGCTGTTAAATCAACGGCTCTTACGCTAGTCATCATCATGCTCCTGTTTCTCTAGCAGGCTCTTGAGTTCCTGTTCCACGTGATTTAGGCCATCTAATGCGCCCATAAGCTCACGATATTGCTCCATGCTGCGAACATTCCCATACATCATAACGTCAGAAATGTCTTCACGTCGTAACTTTATAATACGAAAAACTGCTTCCGCAAGAGAAATCTGCATCAAACTTATAACCCCACATTAGATCTGATAGTTTTTTATACCATATCTAATGCGGTGTCACGAACATCGTCGTTTCGACGCAGCCATCCCTTTCCAAATGTTTTAAAATGACGCAGAGATCTGTAATAATCTTCTCTTTTGCCACAAAAAACTTCTATCACCGTCTGAGGGTCATGCTCATCAACTGCATTTAGAGTATTCGGGCCTAATATACCGTCGCTCACGGCCCCCACACTGCTCTGAAGCATCTTGACTGATCGAACAGGGCCAGCGTTTACACCAAAATCAAACACACAGAGGTCAACTCCAGCGGGTAACTCATCTCCACAGACCACGTCCCAGTATTGATCTCGGTATATTTCCTCAACATGCTCGTCTGGGATGTCTTCCATCATCTGTTTAGTCACTTCTTCACCCAGAAACTCTTCGTAAACTCTTGCAGTAATGCCTTTATTAGTCATTCCTCCTGGATCCTTCGGGTGATCTGCAAAACCACCCTCTGAAACAAGGACATGTTCTAAACATTGTTTAAAGTTTTTTGCCATTTACCCAAGCCCGTGCCTTTCCCATAGCTCTTGAACCAAACCAAAACGATATTATGCAGCTTAAAATGGCCGCATCCTCGTCTGTGTAAGAAGATTGTATTGCAGTCGTCCAATCTACGTTCTGATTTGCTATTAAAGCGTAAATAATGACGCCTTTTACGGCGAGATACATCAATACGAAGAGATAAGTAATAATAGGACGCACACTACCCCTAAGACCGTTGATAAAGGGTCCAGAATCAAGAGATTGGTCATGTTTATATATGTTCTCCGTCTCTGATATGTCCGCTTGAGCGTCTAATTTCTTTAAATCAAGCTCATTTAGCTTCTCAGCGTACTTAGCCTTGGCCTCCAGCATGGCCAATTCCTGGTCATTAGCCTGTTTTTGCTTAAAATAACCTAAAATTTCGGGAATTATCGAGGTTCCGAAGCCAAGAGCGCTGCCTAAAAGAGCTAGCATTATCTTCTCCACACCGTTATTACTATAGAAATGACGACTAACCCTATTATGACTAGCTCACCCGGACTAAAAGCAACTGGTGGCAGTAAGGGAACCATCACTTCTTGCTCATGTATGCCGTCGCACCCATATATGCTCCAACACATGAGGCCATTCCTATATAAAATAACGAGAAAAG